TTCAGCCCAGCACCGCCTCCGAACTACAACCAGGACACGGCTCCGAGTGAGTACAGCGCGCCCGAGAGTGATCCATCTTAACGAATTCTGACTGACCAGCGCGGAACGCGGGGTGACGGCGAACTGCCCGACCGCACGGGGTCAATAGACACCGCACGATAACCAAAGGTCCGCCGTATGGGGGCTCGCTGGTAGTCAGAAGCCACATTGGGGAACGACGCATGACCAAGAAGCATTTGAAGCGCCTCGCCAAGAAGATCGCCAAGGGCAAGGCTGCCTTGGTTTCGCACAAGGGCGAGATTTACGCGGTGAAGGCTCGCTAACGTGAATCCGCCGTCTTCGACTTCAAGGCGATCAACCGCGTTGTGAATCGCCAGGAGCAGAAGGCGGAGTTCGAGGCGAAGAATCCGCCGATCGATACCAGCATGTACGGCTGGCCGTATGCTGCGGCTGTGCCGTACTCGGAAGCCTTCATCAAAGCCTTGTGCGACTTTTATGGCGAAGTGAATGATTGGGAAGTTGTGGAGTCGGACACGGAAGCGCCGCTCACCTCGCTGGCGCATCCCGAATGGCCCTATGTTGGCACCGCGTTTGAGTGGTCCAAGTTCGTCAAGGTCAAGATCTGAGAGAATCTGAACTAGAAATGAGTAGAAATGGCAGGTCGTCCAAAGGGATTAGCCAAAACTGGCGGCCGTAAGAAGGGCACGCCGAACAAGCTGACGGGTCAATTGAAGGAGATGATCCTCGAGGCTGCCGAGAAGGCTGGCGGAGAGGGTGGAACGGTTGCGTACCTCGAGCAGCAGGCCAAGGAGAACCCTGGCCCGTTCATGGCGCTCCTGGGCAAGGTGCTCCCGCTACAGATTGCCGGCGACGAAGAGAACCCCTTGGTGACAATCACCAAGATTGAGCTGATTGCTGGGGATGGCAACGGTTCAAATTAAGCTGCCGCCCAAGCTCGTTCCGGTCTTCGCTGGTGAGGCGATGTACCGAGGGGCCTATGGAGGGCGCGGTTCAGCCAAAACACGCTCGTTCGCCAAGATGGCGGCAGTGTGGGGCATCAGGCTAGCGCAGGAGAACAAGCCTGGCGTTATCGTCTGCGGCCGTGAGTTCATGAACTCGCTGGACGACAGCTCGATGGCTGAGGTCAAGGCGGCGATCTATTCCGAGCCGTGGCTGGCCAGCCTGTACGACGTCGGCGAGAAATACATCAGGACCAAGGACCGGCGGATAGAGTTCGCGTTCATCGGCCTGCGGCACAATTTGGACTCGATCAAGTCCAAGGCGCTGATCCGGCTGCTGTGGGTTGACGAGGCCGAGCCGGTCAGTGAAAGCGCGTGGATGAAGGCCATCCCGACTGTCCGTGAGGATGGATCGGAGATCTGGATCACTTGGAATCCGGAGCGCAAGAACAGCGCGACGCATAAGCGGTTCCGCCTGGACCCGCCAACCGACTCCAAGATTGTCGAGCTCAACTGGCGCGACAATCCTTGGTTTCCTGAGACGCTGAACAAGACTAGGCTTGATGACCTTGCAAAGCGCCCAGACCAATACGCGCACGTCTGGGAAGGCGACTTTGTGACCGTGGTTGAGGGCGCCTACTTCGCCAAAAGCCTCTCAGAGGCCAAGATACGCAATCGTATCGGTAATGTATCGCCAGACCCGTTGATGACTATCCGGGCGTTCTGGGACATTGGCGGAACGGGCGCTAAGGCCGACGCCTGCGCCATCTGGATTGCCCAGTTCGTTGGGCGTGAGATCAGGGTCTTGGACTATTATGAGGCTGTCGGGCAGCCGCTCGCGACGCATGTCCAGTGGTTGAGGGATAACGGCTGGGGCAAGGCCTATTGCTTCCTGCCGCATGACGGCGCGACGAACGACAAGGTTTTCGACGTCTCGTATGAGAGCGCCTTGAGAGCTGCCCAGTTCGATGTGCGCGTCATCCCGAACCAAGGCAAGGGCGCAGCTAAGATGCGGATTGAAGCAGCCAGGAGGCTGTTCCCGTCTATCTGGTTCAACGCAGCGACGACCGAGGCCGGGCGCGATGCGCTGGGCTGGTATCACGAAAAGAAATCTGATGACGAGCGCAATGTCGGCCTTGGGCCTGAACATGACTGGTCGTCACATGGCGCAGACGCTTTTGGCTTGATGTGCGTCGCCTATGAAACCCCAGAGGATCACGATGAGGACGACGAAGACGACCGTTCGGCCGACCGTGGCCGCTCAAGCGTGACGGGCTATTGATGGCCTACGGCACGCCAACGGAACGCAAGCGCACGCCGGCTCTCGAGAAGACGCTGGCCAAGCTTGTCGAGTTCGAGCAATCGCAGAACATTGCTGAGATACTGCTGGACCGGAAGGCAACGGCTGACCGGAAGTCGGGCGAGGAGCTGCTGACGGACATCGGCTATGATGTCGAGCGCAAATACAAGATCGACAAGGAAAGCCGCAAGGACTGGGAAGAGGGCTCTGAGCGTGCGATGGATATCGCGCTCCAGGTCCGCAAACCCAAGAATTACCCGTTTGATAACGCCGCAAACATCAAATACCCGCTTGTCACGGTTGCTGCGCTGCAATTCGGGGCGCGGGCCTATCCTGCGATCATCGACGGCTCCCGCATCGTCAAGGCCATGGTGGTCGGCAACGATTCAGGCGTGCCGATCAAGGACGATAACGGCGATCCGCGAGTTGATCCGCTGAGCGGTGAGCCGCTATGGATCAAGAAGCCGGGCGAAAAGCGCGCCAAGGCTGATCGCGTCTCCCGGTATATGTCCTACCAGCTCCTCTACGAAATGGAGGAGTGGGAAGAGGATACCGATGTTCTGCTGCATCATCTGCCGATTGTTGGCTGCGCTTTCCGCAAGGTATGGCGGTCGGAGACGCTAGGCCGCAACAAATCCGAGATGGTCCCCGCCATTCATCTGGTGGTGAACAACAAGGTCCGCAGTCTGGACGAGGCGCCGGCTGTCACGCACGAAATATTCCTGTACCCGCAGGACATCGAGGAGCGGAAGCTTAACGGCACGTTCCTCGACATCGACCTCCCGGCGCCTGTCACGCAAGGCCAGGAGAACGATGAAGACGCTCCGCATATGTTCCTGGAGCAGCACAAATACCTTGATCTGGACGAGGACGGCTACAAAGAGCCGTACATCGTCACGGTCCACAAGGAATCGTGCCAGGTCGTTCGTATCGTTGCCAACTTCTCAATGGAGAACGTCCAGGACAACGGCAAGAAGATCGTTCGGATTGCGAAAGAGCAGTATTTCGTCAAGTACAGCTTCATTCCCGACCCCAAGGGGGGCTTCTACGATATCGGCTTTGGCCGGCTGCTCGAGAGCCTTGGCGAGACGATCGACACCACGATCAACCAGATGCTCGACGCCGGGCATTTGCAGAACGCGGGCGGCGGCTTCATCGGGACGGGCATTCGCCTGAAGAAGGGCGGACAGATCAAGGTCGCGCCGGGCAAGTTCGAGCAGGTCGAGACGACCGGCAAGCTCGGCGACCAGATCCACATGCATCAGTTCCAGGGTCCGAGTGCGGTCCTGTTCAACCTGCTCGGCATGATGATCGAGGCGGCCAAGGATATTACGGCGGTCAAGGACATCCTGACCGGCGACACGAACGGCCAGACCCAGACTGCGACAACCACGCTTGCCATGATCGAGCAGGGCCTGAAGGTCTTCACTGCGATCTACAAGCGCATTTACCGGGCTCTGAAAGACGAGTTCAGGCTGCTGTTTGATTTGAACGCCAAATATATCGACGAGAAGGCGTATTACACCTTCAACGACGAAGAGCAGGTCGTCGAGAAGGTCGATTTTGATATTAAGTCGATGGACATTTGCCCCGTGGCTGACCCCAAGATGGTCACGGACATGCAGCGCATGACGCACGCGCAGCTGTTGATGCAGATCCAGGAGCATCCGGTATTTGGCAAGATCCAGAACCCGGAAGAGGCCCTGAAGCGCGTTTACGCGGCGGCTGGTACGGAAGAGCCTGACAAGCTGATCGTCAAGCAGCAAGGTCCGTCGCCAGCTGAGCAGCTGCAGATGGAAGAGATCCAGTCCAAGACCGCCAAGAACATGGCTGGCGCTCAGAAGGACGCGGCGTTGGCTGACAAGACACAGATCGAGGCGTCGTTGCTACCGCGTCAGGCTGACGTTGAAGTGACCAAGACCGGAGCTGAGGCCCAGCATACCATGGTTATGGCCCAGCTTGCCCCGGCTGATCGGCTGCTTGAGATGCAGCGGACGCAGATGGAAAGCGCCCATCGCGACAAGGATCGCGAGCAGGCGAAAGTTGAGAAGGCCGATAAGAAAGCCACTGAGGCGGCATGATCGATCGCGAGTCCTTTGAAGAATGGCTTGCGCATCCTGTCACTGAGCACGTTCTCGCCAAGGTAAAAGAGACTGCGCTGGCGAACAAAGACCTCTGGATGAGCATCAGCTGGGACGGCGGGAAGGCCGATCAGCAGACGCTTGCCGAGTTGAAGGCCCGGTATGAGGCCGGGCTGGATTTGAGCGAACTGAAATATGAGGACGTTGAAGATGACGGAAAACCCGAGCGGAGTGCATCCGACCGAGTTCAAGGTGCTGATCGCGCCGGTTGAAGTGACGGACAAGATCGGCAGCATTTTTATCCCTGACGAGCACAAGGACCGCGCGCAATTCGCCCAGCAAGAGGGCGTCCTGGTCGCGCTGGCGCCTCTGGCCTTCACCTATGCAGACTGGAGCGGGTGTGAGGACAAGAAGCCGAAGGTCGGCGACAAGGTGCTGTTCGCCAAGTTCGCGGGCTTCGAGCACAAGGGCAAGGACGGGAAGAAGTACCGCGTTGTGAATGACAAGGACGTGTCGGCGGTGCTGGCCTAATCCTTGTTTTGCTGCTGTGCACGCATGGCTCTCAACTCGTTCAGGATAGCCTGGAGCGTTTGGTTGATAGCGTTCAGGGCGTGCACTTTTTGAGCGTCAGACAAGTTTGCCTCCTTGGTTGTGGTGAGTGACAGAAGACAACCAAATCTGACCTGATTTGTAAACAGAGGACGAGAGAGCATGACCGATACCGAAACCACTCCTCTTGAGGAGTTCGTTGACGACTCCGCCCCCGATGAGGTCGAAAAAGCCAAATCGATGGGCTGGAAAGAGCCCAAGGAATGGAAGGGCAACCCGCCCAGAAACGGGTTTGTCAAGGCCAAGGAATATCTCGAACGCGCCGAGACGGTCATCCCGATCATGCGCGCCGAGAACAAGAAGCTCAAGGACGAGCTTAACGAAGCCCGCGCCGATCTGAAGTCGTTCAAGGAGGAGACCTCCAAGACCGTCGCCAAGATGGCGCAGATGTCCAAGGTTGCGCTGGATCGCCAGCGTCAGCAGCTCGAGGACAAGTATTCCGCAGCTATCGAAGCCGCTACCGAAGTCGGTGACAAGGAGCAGGTTCGCAAGCTGCGCCAGGCAGAGCGTGAAGACCTTAAGAAGTTCGACGAAGCCTCCGAGATCAAGGAAGAGAAAAAGGAGGAGGCTAAGAAGGACGTCAACGGCGCGCTGCCCAAGGAAGTCCAGGACACC